AGCGGCATGGTGTTTTTGTTAGCCCAGAGCGTTCCGTCTTCACGGACGGTGATTTGTGGGACGCGCATAAGGGTTTCGGAGGTTCCGGTTTTGACGATTGCGAGGATGTTGATGGTGATCATGGTTGGTGTTGGTTACGGGGATAGCTTGCACCCTATTTTGATTCCTGTCAACATCTTTTTTCAATCTTTCTCATTTTATTTTGCCGCCCCCAACAAGATGATGAACAAGACGCTGATGACAACGGCGATGATCCGCTATCTGCAATCGGAGTCTGTTCCCGCCGCCCCTCAGCTAAGTGTTCTTTAGCGAGTATCTGGGAATAAAAAAAAGCCCACCCCCGGAAGGGCAGGCTTTGAAGTAGTGTCCGAGGCGGATTAGGCGTCGAAGTTATGGGCCAAGGCGACGAAACGCTGATTAGCGGATGGTGCTTCCATAGGCTCGAAAGCCCGGCGGAAGGAACCAATCACTTGGTTCATCTGCTTGAACTTATTGACTTCCATTTCCACGGTGAAGCCACGCTTCACACCAACGATGAACGATGGCTTGTGGACCAAGAGGAGGGAGCCTTTGGTGGTGGTGGTGCCATCATAGGCACCCCCGGCAGCCAAGTCTTCCCGCATGTTCTCGGAGATCACGATAGGAACCCCACCGATGGAGGGGGCCATACCCGTAAGGATTCGAGCGTTTTGCGGTCCAACCTTATCAGCGGTCAACGTCTCCTCAAGCTGGAGGATGTCGTTATAGGCACTGACCCCGGCGATATACATCAAGTCCGAAGGACGGATGCCGTATTTACCGAGGGCCTTTTTAAGCCCACTAAGGTTAGCGGCAGTGATGCCACCCGTTGCAAAGGAGACTTGCAAAGCGGCGACTGTGGTAGCCAGCTTTCGGAATCCTTTGAAGAGCTTCCGGTGGTCGTTTGCGGCGGTCACATCGCTGTCGATGTGGGCGAAGGAATCGTCTCCATTAATGAAGGCGTCTTCAAGGGCGAAGGCGGCACCTTGTCCCATACGTTCCTGCATCCACGGAAGAATCGCGATAATCGCATCCTCTTCGGATTCGTAGGAGTATTCGCACACACCGATGAGCTTTTTAGCGTCAAGGGTAAGGTCCGAAGTTCCGGGGTCGCTGTTCGTGGTGCTACCACCTTCGCTTCCCTTGTAGAAGGTCGGGCGAGTGGTGGAGAGCGGGTATTTGAACGGGTTGGTTGGCATCTCGATCTCGGAGGAGACAAGCTGGGCTGCCACCTGGGAAGACAGGTAAAGGCGGTTCATGATGTCGGAGGAGAGATCGGTGTTGATCAATTCGGCACCCGTTCCGGCTCCGCCCGTGGTGATGGATTTGCCACCGTAGAGGGCTTCGTGTCGGGCTTGCTTGGAAGCAGCCATTCCCCGGCGTTGGGCATCTTGCAACTGGTCATCGGTAATGCCATCAGTCAAGGCCTTGGGGCGTTCGATGCCACGGCCACCATCAGCCTTGCCGATGATCTCGGCGGGGGCGTGGATAAGGCAGTGGTTGAGAAGCTGCTTTTGCGCGACTGTCAAGTTACCGGAACGGTGTTCGATGGGGTAGTTGCCTTCCGCTGGGAACGACATCTTGGACTGCGAACGGGTGTTCTTTTGCATGTCCTTTTTGAAGTCATCGAGCAAGCTCTTCACATCGTCCTTGGAAAGAACGTCTTTTGGAAGCTTTGCTTCGATGGCCTTAACGATGGCGTCCGGGCTGGCCCCTTGCCCACCAACTGCCTTTTTAATGGCTTCTTGGATGGAGGCTGCGTCAACGGTTTTAACGCCGTCTATGCTTTTTTGGATGTTGGCAACGGTTTCCTTTTCGAGACCAATGTCGTCGAAAGATTTGGAAACTGTGTCCGCGATGAGAGTTTTTACTTCTTCGGGGGTCATGCCTTGATCGGCATCACCATCCCCATCTCTGTCATCCCCGGAACCGTCTCCGGCTGGGGTAAGGTTTTTACGCTCTTCTTCCGAAGGAACGTAACCGTCAGTGACCGCAAGGGCCGTGAGCTTGTGAAGCTCGATAGCCTCTGGTCCATCTAAGTCATCGACAGACTTAGCAAGGAGTTCGAGGTAACGCTTTTTCTGGGCTTTATTCATTTCTGATATGGTTTTTTGATTACGATCCGCTTCGGAAGGCGGGCTGTTTTCCCCTTAATCCTGACTGAGAGTTTCAAGTTACTTCGGCTCCCCTTCGTTTGCAGTTGACTATCCCTGTCAGGGTTTTGAAAAGTTTTCAAACATAAAATGAGGGTAATGACAAAAAACCGCCACCCGGTAAAAGGTGGCGGTCTTGTTTTTTCCTAGGAAATCCGAATGTAGGTTCAGCGTAATACTATTCTTCCGGCGGTGCTTTTTCCTTCCCGGTGGGGCTTTCATCCGCCGGGGGGGCTGGACGGCGTTTGGGTGGTTTTGTTACCGGAGGGAGTTCTACCTGTGGGCCTTTGGGTGCCTGTGGGCCTTTGGGTGCCTGTGGCTGCTCAACGGTGACGGGGGCGGGTTGCTGGCCTTCGATGTATGTTGCGGCCAAGGTAACGACCCGGCGGCGAAGACGGCCAGCGAGGGCGGCGATGGGTTGGGTGCCCACTTCTAGGTTCCTCTCATTCGTGGGGATAGAGAGCATGATTATTTTCGTTCCCGGCTCAAGTCCCTTGAACTTTGCGACCCCGTGCTGGTTTACGGTGACAATCTCTCGGAAGGCGAAGGGTGTAGTGGCGTCCTCCTCTTCCTCGGCTTGGGCTGGGGAAGCCATTTGGGCCAACCCCTGCAAATCACCCTCGTTCAGCTTCCGCCTCCCACTCTCTGCCTCCGGCGAAGGGGGCTTGGGAGTTGCCGTTGGGTCTGGGTTATTGGCGAGTCGGTTATTGGCGAGGCGGCGAAGCTTTGGGATGGCCGTTCCGCTTTTGGCGGAAAGATCGGAAAGCTCTTTGTTGAGATCCTCGGTAGGTAACTCCCCTTTTTTATTTGCCCGGATAGCCTTGGCGGCGGCGGTGACTGCTTTTGCTGGTTTCATAAAAAGTGCTTCTAGGAAGAAGAATCGTCGGAGGAGTTAGATTCACTTAGCCCATCGTCAGACGATCCTATGGCTACCACTTTGACGTTACACTCTACCCCGTAGGTCTCCACTAGGAAAAGCTCGGCATTTTCTACGAGTAGGCCATTAGGCCAAGCCCACAAAACGAAGGAAGTATTTCCTTGCAAAGCGGCGTCTTGGTCGGCCACCGATTGGTAATCTACGTCATTCGCATCCGGGGTGCGGTGCTGTGCGTTTTGGACCCGTGCGATAACTTGGGGGAAGTTGTCACCCTCGAAGCCCTCAATCGAGATTAGTAGCCCGTAAAGGACCGCTAGGCTTAGGGGTCGGTCTTCGGTGTTAAGTTCGCCCACCTCGTTAGATGCCTGTGACAGGTCAAACAGATCCAACAAGATATTCGCGTGCCCGTCAATGTCATACTCTTGGACTGAGATTTGATCAATGTTATTGGGAAGGGCCAGCTTGTGGCCATTTACTCCGACACGATAGTTGTCAAGAACCCCCGGCTCGGTAGGTTCTACATTGGCGAGCAAGGAGGCGGTGATGGATATGTTTCGTAAGTTCATTTTTTACAGGATGGAGAAATAGCGTTTCATCATTTTAGCAGCCGTGACCACGGTAAGGGATCGGGACTGGAAGATGGCGTCTGGGTTTGCCGGGATGGGGGTAAGTGACCCTTCAAAAAGGTCCACCGTTTCGATGGCGTTTGGATCATCGAAGTTGAAGCGGAAAAGCCCGCCCATGGATAAGGTTTTAAGGTGCCCTTCGGCAATTTTGAAACGGGTATCAATCAGCCCCGGCCCATCAGATACTTTGCCCTCTACAAAGAGGCCCTGTGCGTTTGTTCCGATTTTGGTAAAGGAGCCAGCCAAGTGGTCCACCGAGTTACGGTGGTCCATAAGCATAACCGGGTTACGGCGAAACTGCTCAAGGGTGTTTTTGAAAGCATCGGGCATGACGTACTCGCCGTCCCGGTCTTCCGGGGTGGTGCCT